GTTTGAAGCCGTCGCATTTGACATCCCTACGCCATCGCCTGACGGCCAGGGCGGCATGGAGGAAGGCTGGACAGAAGCGTTCGCGTGCCGCGCTAACTTCATGTATCTGCGCGGCGGTGAGACGGTGCAGGCGGCACGCCTGGAAGGACGCCAGCCGGTTGTCGTGACAATCCGGCAAAGCGTTCAATCGCGGGCCATAGCGCCGGAATGGCGGATGCGCGACACCCGGCGTGGCGAGGTCTACAACATTCGGTCAATCGTGCCGTCAGACAATCGGCTTTATCTCGAACTGACCTGTGAGAAGGGCGTTGCAGTATGAGCGCGCCAGACAACGAATTCCAGAGCGCGGTGTTTAACCTTTTGGTGGCTGACACGGACGTTGGCGCGCTGGTTGGTGATCGCATCTATGACCGGGTGCCGATGGCAGGGGATATTCCGCCTTACATCACCTTTGGCCCCGCCGATGCGACTAACGAAGACGCTGACTGCATACCAAGTGAAAATCACGCTTTGCAGATCGACGTATGGTCGGAAAAGCAGGGCGGGTCCAAAGAGTGCAAGGCCATTACATACGCGGTCAAGAAAGCGTTACACGAGGTTTCGGTAAATCTGCCGACACATGCGCTGGTCGAAATGCGCATTACGCAAAGGCGGCATTTCCGCGACCCTGACGGCATCACGTCGCACGGGGTGATGACGGTCGAAGCGATGATTGAAGACAATGGTTAAAGGCGTTCCGCAGTTAAAAGCCAAGTTTGACAACGTGCCGAAATACGTGCGTGACGAAGTTGTGGCGACAATGGAAAAGTCTGCTATGCAGCTTGCAGCAGAAGCGAAAGCAACTGCGCCCATTCCTGAGATTGATGTCAACTACACTTGGGGCGATACGCCAAAAGGCGCGCTGAAGGTCGGGTCAGTGATGGGCAGTCAGTATGGCAAGATTTCTGTAAAAGTGTATGCGACTGCGACAGACAGTGATTTCGGCTCGTTTCCAGCAATTGCAAAGTGGTTTGAGTTTGGCACTGGTCCGCGTGTCCAAAAAACTACAGGAAGATACACAGGGCAAATTCAGCCGCAGCCGTATTTTTTCCCAACCTACCGAGCGAACAAAACGCGCATTACAGGCGCAATTAGTCGTGCCGTCACGCGCGCAGTAAAAAAGGCAAACAAAAAATGAAGGCCATTTTTTCAAAAGACTTCAACTATTCATCACGCAAGCGCAACGCTGGTTGGTCCGTGAAGGCGTCGAACAAGCCTCAGTCGTTCCCGCGTGATCTTATTGATGCAGCAGTGGCGGCTGGCGTTGCTGAAGTGGTTGAGCCTAAGAAATCCAAGGATACTAGCAAGGAATAGATTGCTGGTTTGCCCTTATCCTGCGCCTTGGGCAAGCGTCGGAGCGAACGCCGTGAGGCGTCCATTTCCCTTTTAGAAGGAGCCTATCATGGCACAAGCAACAACACAGAAGTACGAAGAACTCGTACTTGAGACTTCAACTGACAGCGGCGCGACGTGGACGCGCATTTGCGGCCTGATCGACGTGGAAATCACCCGCACGGCCAATATTGACACGGCGGAAGTTCCCGACTGTGACGATGAAAGCCTGCCGCTCGGCGTCGAACGTCAGGTGCGCAGCGTCGAAGTCTCCGTGTCTGGTACGGGCGTTTGGGCGCAATCGAGCCACGAAATGCTGCAAGACTGGTTTTATTCTTCCGCGTCACAAGATGTGCGCATTGGCAACCTAAACGCAGCCGTTGGCGATACCGAATATGAAACGGGTGTTGCCTACCTGACGAACCTTTCGAACTCGCGCACGAAGGGTCAGAAAGTCACGGCGTCGATTGAAATCCAGTTCGACGGCATTCCGACACGCACGGCCAAAGTGTAATGCAGCTTAACTGGGTTGGCGGCGAACATGAGTTTGCTTTGAAAATTGGCCAGCTTCGCGCGTTGCAAAAAGCGTGCGATGCTGGCCCAGAAGAAGTTTTAACTCGCATTTGGTCGGGCAGTTGGCGAGTTGATGATCTTTTAGAAGTCATTCGCCTGGGGTTGATTGGCGGCGGTGAGATTGACGCCAAAGATGCTGGTACAATGGTTTCTGCTTTGTTTGAAAAGCACCCTGTTCTAATGTTTAAGCCGGTTGCGCAGGCCATCTTGATGGATGCGCTTATAGGTGACACGGATGATCCGGTGGGGGAGGATCAGGGGGCGCTGAATCCCCAAGAAAATGGAAATTCAGCGAAATCTATGGAGCCGGATGCTTGATTGGCTTTTCGCCAAGACAGGTAGATGAAATGACCCTTTGGGAATTTAACGCCTGCGCTGCAACCTATGCAAAAGCGCACGGCGCTGAAAATAGTGCAGGCGGTGGCGGGAAAGACATCCCCGATGATCGGTTGCGGGAGTTGGGAATAGATGGCTTCAACGGATAACCCTGGCCTCGAAGTTGATATTGGCGTTTCGCTGAACAAGCTGACAAAGCAGCTTGCGCGCGCCGAGGCCCAACTGGTTAAGCGCGCAAACAAGTATGAAAAAGAGTTTGGCGACGCGAACAAAAAAGTAGGCAAGGGCTTTGACAAAGCGTCTCGTCACGGCAAAAAGTTTTCGCGTGACTTTGGCCGTGAAACAGATCGCCTTATCACAAAGCAAAAGATGCTTGCCAAAACGGTTGCTGTCCTTGGGCCAGCTTTGGCGGCAACCTTTAGCTTCCGTGCGCTTAAAGGCGCAACAAGTCTCGCCAAAGAAATTCAAAATATGGCAAACCTCGCAGGGGTTAGCGCGGAGGATTTCCAAAAACTTGCGGTTGCGGGCGATACTGTTGGTTTTTCTGCCGAGAAAATGGCGGACATCTTTAAGGACGTGAACGACAAGTTTGGTGATTTTCTTCAAACTGGCGCAGGGCCGCTCAAGGATTTTTTTGAAAACGTCGCGCCGCTTGTTGGCGTAACGGCAGAACAGTTTGCCAAGCTGTCGGGTCCAGAGGCGTTGCAGCTTTATGTTTCGTCTTTGGAAAAGGCGGGCGCAAGTCAGCAGCAGATGACTTTCTACATGGAAGCACTTGCTAACGATGCAACGAACCTTATTCCGCTTTTGCGCAACAACGGCGAAGAAATGAGGCGGCTTGGCGATGCCGCTGCGGAATCGGGGCGCATTCTTGGCAACGATGCCGTTGAGGCTGGCGCAAAGCTCGATAACAAGCTGAAAGACATCTCAGAAACATTCACGCGAAAATTCCAGCAAGCGATTTTAGATAACGCTGATGAGATTGAAAATTTTGCGGATGTTGCCGTGCCAATGATGGTTGACGGTTTAGCCTTTATTGGTGAAGCGGCTGTTGGTGTAGCAAGAACAATTCAAGGTCTTGTTGGCGACATAGCAAAAATCGCGGCGGAGGCAGAAAGTTTTTACAATAACGCCGCGTCATGGGCGGAGCGCAGCGGTCTAACACTTGGGCAAATATTTGGAGGCGGGGCGGCAAATAGCGGGCTTGCGCGCGTTCTTCGCGGCGAAGTCCCTGCAAACGATACGTCATATAACGCGGGATCAGGTCCAAGATCAGCCGTTGCGCCAGGTTTGACGAAGCCGGTTCAAGGCCCACCAATCCCGCCAATGGAACTTGATCCAATTGTACTCACTTTGCCAAATGCCGGTGATAACTCGTCCTCGACAAGTGGACGGTCAAGCGGTTCCTCACGCGGCGGTTCTTCAAGTCGCAGCGATCCACTGGCTGATTTGTTAATGGAAATTGCATTAAACCAGCAGCTTTTAGGGTTGTCTGATGCGCGGCAAGAGGTGATGCGATCTCTTGGTGATGAAGCAAAAAATTACAGCCAAGAGGCGATTGACGGCGCAGTTCAGCGCGTGGCTTCTTACGAAGCTGAAAAGCGGGCGCTTGAAGAAATACAGAACCAGCAGCAAGCTGTTGCGGACACGTTAGAGCAGTCAATGACTGGTGCGTTTATGAGCGCGATTGAAGGCACTGAAAGTTTCGGAGACGCAATTCGCAACATGGCAAAGCAAGTCATTGCGGAACTGACGCGGGTTTTGGTCGTGCAGCAAATGGTTGGCAGCTTTGATGCAGGCACGGGTCAAGGGTCTGGCATTGTCGGAGCCATTATGGGCGGTATTAGCAATTTCGGTAAGCGCGCGGTGGGTGGGCCTGTGACATCGGGCAAGCCGTATCTCGTCGGAGAGCGTGGGCCGGAGATTATGATTCCCGCTACATCTGGAAGCATTGTTCCTAACAACAAGATGGGCGGTCCTGTCATCAACTATTCACCAATGATCGACGCACGCGGCGCGGACGCGGCGGCGGTGGCGCGGCTTGAAATCGCCATGCGCAAGTCGGAAGCCGAATTTAGCACAAAAGCCGTTGCGGCAGTACGGCAGGCC